GGCTGGCGCACCGCGACTTCTACAAACAGGTCGCCAAGCTCAAGGACGGCGAGGGTCAGTATCTGTGGCGGCAGAGCGTGATGGCGGGCGAGCCGGACATGCTGCTCGGGTTCCCGGCCTACGCCAGCGAGCATGCCCCGAACACGTTCACGACCGGGCAATACGTGGCGATCCTGGGCGACTTCAGCCACTACTGGATTGCGGATGCGCTGAGCATGTCGGTGCAGCGGCTGGTCGAGCTGTATGCGGAGACCAACCAGGTTGGGCTGATCGGCAGGCTGGAGAGCGACGGCATGCCTGTGTTGGAAGAGGCGTTCGTGCGGGTGAAGTTGGGCTAGGCGCCGCGGCGGCGTGATGATTGAGCTTGGGGGATGAGATGAACTTCTTGACGAGTGTGAAGATCGACCATGTGAACTCGCCGATTACGGCGGCGAGCAGCACGGACGATAACAGCGAGATCCTGGACATGAGCGGGTTCGAGGGCGTGGTGTTCATCACGCCGATCACGGACTCGGCGGAGACGGGCGTGGCGGCGCTGACCGTGGAGCAGAACACGATCAACAGCGACACGGGCATGGCGGCGGTGGCCGGCGGGAGCGCGGTGGCGACCTCGGCGGGTGACGACGACCTGAACAACCGGCTGCTGATCGTGGACGTGTACAAACCGTTGGAGCGGTATGTGCAGGGCGTGCTGACCAGCGCGGTCGCGAACATTGCGTTCGGCGACACGATTGCGATCCGCTACGGCGCGCGCAGCCTGCCGCAGACGCAGGGGACGGCGAGCGTAGCCGACGATGAGATCGTGATCAGCCCGAGCGAGGCGTAGTGACATGAGTCGCCGGTCACGGTCCGGGTGCGGCTCGGGCCGTGACCGGCGGCGGGCGAGGAGATGAGGATGAGTTACAACGCGGGTGTGTATCGAGAGCAGGGCTCGCTGCGCCTGGTGGTTAAGTCGGGCAGCCAACTGGACATCGAAAGCGGCGGCGAACTGGACGTCGAGAGCGGCGGCGCGCTGAAACTGGCGGGCGTTGCGATCACGGCGACAGCTGGTGAGATCAACCGGGCGGCTGACGTGTCGGGCCGGGTGGTGAGCCACGGCGGGACGGCGGCGCTTGAATTGACGGCGGATGCGCACGACGGGCGCATCGTGGCGCTGGGCGGCACGGTGGGCGTGGCGGTGACGTTGCCGGCGGCGGCGGGGAGCGGCGCGCGCTTCACGCTGTTGCAGACGGCGCCCATCGGCAGCGGCAGCACGACCATCAGCGTGGCCGGGACGGCGGACGTGATGCAGGGCATGGCGCTGATGGCGGCGGACGGCGGCAATACGGTGGTCGGGTTCGAGACGGCGGCCGATACGGACCGGATCAACTGGAACGGGTCGACGCAGGGCGGCCTGGCGGGCGCTCGTGCGGAGCTGATCGACGTGGCGGCCGGCAAATGGTGGGTGCATGTGACGGGCGCGGCGACGGGCGAGGAAGCTACGCCGTTCAGCGCGTCGGTGTAACGGATAGATAGGAGCGGACGATGGGGATCACGTACCAGCCGGCTCTGCAGACAGTGACGGCGACGATTTTGGGGACGGCCAGTCTGAGCGCGGCGGTTGACCTGATGGGCGGCCGGCTGGTCGGGATCCAGATGCCGAGCGCGTGGACGGCGGCGGGGCTGACGTTCCAAGCGAGCGCGGACGGGGTGACGTACGCCAACCTGTACGACGACGGCGGCAACGAGGTGGGCGGTTCGGCGGCGGCGAGCCGCTACATCGTATTCGACGCCGCGCCGAACTTCGAGGGCGTACGCTGGCTGAAAGTGCGCAGCGGCACGTCGAGCGTCGGGGTGAACCAGGATGCGACGCGGACGCTGACGCTGGTGGTGAAGGGGCAATAGAGATGAAGCGCGTGCGGATGCGGACGCTGGGCGCGGGGCCGGAGGGGGTGACGCCGGCGGGCATGGTCATCCGGGTGAGCGACGAGTTGGCGGAGCGGCTGGTTGCGGGCGGCTGGGCGGAGATTGTTGGCGACGCGACCGAGCCGAAGGCGGCGCCGGAGCCCCAGCCGGAACCTGAGCCGGAGGAAGAGCAGCCGGCCAAGCCGAAGCGCAAGCCACGCAGGCGGTCGACCGGGGGGGCGCTGTAGGGCATGGACGGCGAGTGGACGCTGGCGACGGGTCCGTCGGAGGAGCCGCTGAGCGTGGCGGAGTTCAAAGCGCACGCGCGCATCGACATCACGACGGACGACACGCTGATCGGGGCGTACCTGACGGCGGCGCGGCAGTTCGTGGAGGGGTTCACGCGGCGGGCGCTGGTGACGCAGACGTGGGATCTGTATTTGCCGGCGTGGCCGACGGGGAGCGCCATCCGGTTGCCGAGACCTCCGCTGCAGAGCGTGACGCACGTCAAATACACGGATTCGGACGGGGTGCAACACACGCTGGCGACGGACCAGTACGACGTGGACATCCACAGCGAGCCGGGGCGGATCCGGCTGGCGTACGGGTGCAGTTGGCCGAGCGATACGCTGACGCCGACGAACCCGATCACGGTGCGCTTCGTGGCGGGGTACGGGGCGGCGGCGGCTGTGCCGGAGTGGGCGGCGCAGGCGATCCGCTTCTTGGCGGCGCACTACTACGAGAACCGCGAGGAATCGACGATTGCGCCGGGCGTGGTGGCTGTGCAGACGCCGGTTGCGGCGCACAGTCTGATGTGGATGCATCGCTGCTGGTACTAGGGGGATAGATGCGAGCGGGACGGCTGCGCGAACGGGTGACGATCCAGGCGGCGACGAGGACGGCGAACAGTTTCGGCGAGGAAGCGCCGGCCTGGAATGATGCGCAGACGGCGTGGGCCGAGGTGCGGCCGATGATGGCGACGGCGCGTGAGAAGATGGCGACCGGCGCGGAGATTTTGCAGGCGCGTGCGCCGTACCAGGTGCGCATGCGCTTTTTTTCGGGGCTGAGCCCGGTGAGCCACCGGCTGGTGTGGGAGGGGCGCACGCTGGAGATCGAGAGCGTGTTGGACCCGGACGGGCGGCGACACGAGCAGGTCGTCCTGTGCTGGGAGGTGCAGGGCGAGGGGACGCTGAGCGGGTTCCCCGTCGAAGAGCCGCCCGAAGAGCCGGAGGATCCGGAGCCATGACCCGTTCGTGGCTGCGCGACGTATTGCTGCGCTATCGCTACCGGCCTGAGGCGGCGGACGCTGTGCTGGCCCATTGCGACGTGGAAGTGCGCGACCCGCACAGCGACACGGGCGGGGGCGTGGTGTACCCGGACGGGCCGCAGCGTTGGCGCATTGTGCTGTATACGGCGCAGCACGAGGCGGCGGTGCATGAGGCGGCGCATGTGTGGTGGTTTCTGTTTCAGACGGACGCCATGTCTGCCTACCTGATCGACATGATGATTGCGCAGAGTGACCTGGCGCATCGCCCGCGCTGGCGTCCGTTTCGCGAGCTGATGCGCACCTACCGTTACGGAGACGGCGTGTGGCCGGGCATGTGGGTGCAGGCGGCGGGGCGCTGGAATCACGACGAGATTTGGGCGGGGGGCGCGTCGTACAGCATGGGCGACGTGATGCTGTACCCGCCGATGGCGAGGCGGTTGTACGAGCGGATGTTTGAGCCGCGTGAGGTGGCATGGCTGCCGTTGGTTGCGGGGTGAATGATGCGATATAGGGCTGCGGCGATTGCGCTGCTGTTGGGGCTGTTACCGCTGCGCGTCTTCGGCGGCGACACGCCGACCTATCCGGCGATTGACGTGACGACCTATCCGGCTGTCGAGCCGGCGCGGGTGTACGCCGCGGACGGCGCTGAGCAGTGGGGCGCGGCGCGCGTGGGCGTCCCGCAGGCGTGGGCGCAGAGCGACGGCGCCGGCGGCGTGGCGGCTCTCGTCGACCGCGGCGGCGACGCGGCGCAGCCGGATTTGGCGGGGCGCGTATTGCCGGGGCGCAACGTGTGGGACGGCGGCGACACGGGCGACGTGTGCGGGCACGGCACGCATTTGGCGGGCATCGTGGCGGCTGTTGCGCCGGGGGC